TGTCGCACCGCCCGCCTCCAAAACCAGCGGGATAACTATCCCGGTCACGTCACCCGATCAGCCCGAGCGCGATGAGACTTGCCCGCAGGGAATTGACCAGTGCCATGGTCGTGGCCGCGTCCGTGGCGGCGGCGGGGGTACCGGCCGGCTTGGCAACGGGGGCTTTGCCGAAGAAACCGAGGGTGCCCGAGGCGTGACCGAAGTACACGCCGACCCCGGCGATGTTGGCGAACAGGATGGAACCGAAGCTACCGAACCCGAGCAGGTTCATATCCCCGGTGTTGGTCGCGTTGCGGGAAGTCAGGTAGCCGTCCGCCGGCAGACGGAGCGCGCCCGACGCCGCCGGGTTCGTGCCCACCGCGACGCTCGGCGCCCGCAGTGCACCCGTCATGGTGTCCCCGCCGACGTCCACGTACCGGTCGCCGAGGGTCACCACGCCGGTACGGCCATCGACCGAGGCGACACCGCCGGTGGGCCCGGCCGGTCCGGTGGGCCCGGGTTCGCCCTGTTCACCTTGCGGGCCGGCGGGGCCCTGCTCGCCCACGCCCGTCGGGCCAGGAGGTCCCACCGGTCCGGGCGGGCCCGTGTCGCCGGGGGGGCCGGGTCCGCCGGTTCGGGTGACGATGGCGGTGGCGCGGGTGGGGACGGTGACGGTGGCGGTGATGGTTCTCATGGCCTGGTGATGTCCGGGTCGGTGCGGACGGCGCCGGTGGCGATGGTCTCGGTGCCGTTGGGCCCGTGATGCTGGAGGTCCCAGACGTGGTGGCCGCCGTCGTCGAGCAGGGCGTTGGTGTCGGCGAGCGTGAACGTGATCCACACGACCCCGGCCGGGCCGTCAGGGTTGGACACGGCCGGTTCGCACACCACGGCCTCGTCGGTCTGGTGGCGGCGCACCTGCGCGACCACGTCACCGGTGAGGTCGACGGGCGCCTGGTACTGGTCGAGCACCGTGAGTTGGATCGTGGTGTCGTCCCCGGCGTACAGCTTCAGGGTGAGGTCCGGGGGCCGGCAGTCGAGGGTGGCCATTACCAGGTCCTCGAGGTCGGGGCGGGCCGGCGGGCTCGGCGGGCGAGGCGGGACCCGGTCGAGTAGTTGCACCGGCTGCAGGCGGGGCGGAGCTCGCAGCAGCGGGTGCCGTGGCGGTGCTGGTGACGGGCGAGCGGGGGCACATGGTCCACGGTGCTCGCCCGGGCGGGACACCGCCAACAACGCACCACGTCGAGCTTCAGGCTCGCGGACAGGGCCCGGTGCTCGGGCTCGTCGTACGGTCTCACCGGACCAGGGTCTCGGCCTGGTGGTCCTCGTCGAGGGCGACCCGGGTTCGGTAGGCGGCGATGTACCGGGTGTTGGCCGTCCGGCAGCGGACGCATCGGCACGGTCGGGGCCGGTAGTTGTACCGGGCACGGGTGCCGTGAGCGGGTGGGTCGGCGGCGGGACGGCCTCGGGGCACCTCCCCGACAGTAGGGCGGGGGTGTGACAGGGGAGCGGATCCCGGCGGCGTCAACGAGCTCGGCGTAGGCACCGCGGTCAGGGCCCGCTCGCGGGCCCGCCTCACCGCGTCCCTCGCGGCCTTCAGAGGCGCCGCCGGCGGCGGCAGCAGAGGCGGCTGATGGATCACACCTGAAAGCCTATTTGCCCGATCGGGCAGGTCGTCAACTGATCCACAGCCCTGTCGCGCGGACCGCGCGACTACAGCGGCCTGTCTCAGTAGTGGTCTCAGTAGTGGTCTCCCTATAGGGGTGATGCCCCAGCATCACCCTGGGGTGATGCCCCAGCATCACCCTGGGGTGATGCCCCAGCATCACCCTGGGAACGGTCCTGGGGATGACCCGGCGGCCCGGACGGGCGCCGTCATCCCGGGGATCCAGTAGACGTACAGCGGTCCTCTGGTCCCCGGTAGCGCGTGGCGCCACACGAGCCCGGCGGTCTCGAGGTCGCGCAGGTCGGCGCATACGTTCGTGTGTTTGCGCCCGAGGCGGTCGGCCAGGCGCCCGGCCGTCATCACCTCGGGGCGGACCTCGCCGGCACGGTCGGCCACCATGCAGAGCCAGAACATGACCTCGCGGTGGCGCGCCTGGAACGCGTGGGCACGCCCGTCCCGGCCTCGGTAGGTGCCGGCGAGGACCGCGTCGGCCACAGCGCGCTGGCGCGCCTGCACGGTCGGGTGGTTGGCCTCGGTGAGCCTGAGCTGCGTCGCCGTAAGGCCGAGCGGCGCCGGGGTCGGGTCAGGCGCTGAGACGTTGCGTAGGTGGGCGCGGGCACGGTTAAGCTCCACGGCAGGTCACTCGCTTTCGATGCGGATTGGGGCGGGGACTCTTCTTTGCAGCGGCCCGGTGTCGAGGGAATGTTCACTCCCTCTCGACGCCGGGTCGTTGCGCGTGTGCATTCTGACACGCTAGGTCGTTGTTACTTCACCTTGCTGGCTCGGGGCCCTTCAGGGTTCCTACAGGTCGGGCGGGGTGCCTGTTCCGCCGATAATCCGGGTTATGACAAGACCCGGAAGGGTGAACAAGCACCGGGCGACAGGGCCCGCTAGCCTTGCGTTCACGCGCTCACTCCCCCCTCGGGCGGGCGCCGGTGGTCGGGCGCAGAGCATCCACCAGGAGCCCGAATCTGACACCACCGTCACCCGCCCGAGGGGTCGTCACACCCGTCAGTAGGACCGGGGCTACTGACCTACTGCACGCCGGTCGGACAGGCGTTCGATAGCGAGGCGGTCGGCGCGGACCCGGACCGACGGGTCGTTCCGGGCGAGCTCCAACAGGGCGAGCACCAGCAGTGAGGCGGGCACCTCGACGTCCACCGACCACCCCCGCAGGGCCCGGTGGTCCTCGGCGGGGATGTCGATCGTGAACCGCCGGGTCTCGCGCAGCGGGCGCGGCACCGGGGACGGGCGGGCGTGCATCACGGGGCGGTCGAGACCGTCGGCGTCCCTCACCGGGTCACCTCCTGGCCGTGGGCGGCGCGGGCGAGCACGGCGGTGGCCAGGCCGGCGTACTCGACGAGCACCCGGGCCGAGCCGAACGCGCGGCGCACCGCACTGCGTTCGGGTACCCACGTCGCCGTCACCACCCGATCGCCGGGGTCCCCCACGTACGTGGTCAGGCCGAGGACGGGGAGCTGCCGGGTGAACATCGCCTCGACCACCTCGGAGGCGGCCGCCCGGGAGCGCAGGTCGACCCGGGTGAGGGCGATGAGCCAGTCGAGGTCGCGGCGGGCCCGCTCCCGGGTGACGGCGTCGACGAGGTCGGCCAGGCGGTCGAGGTCGGCCGGGTTCGGCGAGGTGGGCACGACGAGCAGGTCGGCCACGGCCAAGGCCGAGGCGAGCATGGGCCCGACCTGAGCGGCGCCGCTTGGGTCGTGCGGGGTGTCGATCACGGCGAGGTCGAACCCGTCGGCCAGGCCGGGCAGGCGCCGGGGCAGGTCGGGTTCATGGTGGGCGATCACCGGCAGGCGATCATGGGGCCAGTCGGCGGCCCGGGTCGCCCACGACAGGGCCGATCGGCCGGGGTCGGCGTCGATGAGGAGCGTCCGCCGGCCGAGGGCGGAGGCGTGAAGGGCGAGCTGTACGGCGGTCGTGGTCTTCCCGACGCCGCCCTTCACGTTGGCGGTAGCGATCGTGGTGGTCATGCCCGCCACCGTACTGCAGTAGGTCAGTAGGACCGGACCTACTGCAGTAGGTACGATGGACCGTATGTCACGCATATCGAGTCCGGTCCTGCACGTCGAGGGTGAGACTGCCCTGGTGGCCTATGAGGTGACGCCGGCGGTGCCGGGGGTGCGGCGGTTTCACGTGTCGGTCCGTACCGACCCGTACGGGCCCGACCTGGTGACGTTCGTCGGGGGCCTCAACGACCTGCACGATTTCCTGCTCGGCCTCCACAATGTCCTGGTGGACGGGGGGTCGAGCCCGGACGGGCGGGCCGACCGCACGGTCCTGGTCCCGGTCGAGGCGGCCGACCTCGACCGCCTGGGCGAAGAGCTCGACGAGATCCCCGAGGGCTACGGGTTCAGGGAGGGCCCGTTCGAGGACTAGTCGTCGGTGACCTCGGGCCAGGCGCGGAACGCGGCGGCGGCGCCGGGGTCGATGGTCTGGACCTCGACCACGGGTTGCTCGGCGGCGACGGCCCCGGTGCGCAGGGCCAGTAGTTCACCGGCCTGCAGGCGGCGGCGGACCCGGCGCCCATCCGCGGTGAGGACCTCGTACCAGTTGTCGCCGTCGTGCCAGAGCAGATTCACGGTGAGGAGCTGGGCGATGCGGTTGTCGAGCAGCGCGCCGACGTTGGCGACGATGCGGTGGTGGTCGTCCTCGGTCATGTCGTCCTCCGGGGGTGGCGGGGGCCCGTAGAGGGGGGCCCGGTCGAGGTAGCCGGTGGGGTCGATGTTGACCCCGTTGTCCCATAGTTCGAGGTGGGCGTGGGACCCGGTCGAGGCGCCGGTCGAGCCGATGTAGGCGACCGTGGCCCCGGCGCTAACCCACCCGGAGTAGACCTCGTAGTTGACGTGGTGGAACGACTTGAACAGGTCGGGCCCGTTGGCGACCCACAGCCACTGGCCGGCGCCGCCGGGTTCGTTGCCGGTGGTGACGTGGCCGTCGAAGGGGGCGATCACGGGGGCGCCGGTGGGGGCGCCGTAGTCGACGCCCCGGTGGAACGACCCGGGGGCCCCGGTGATCGGGTCGTACCGGTACCCGTAGTTCGAGGTCTTCGGGTACGACTGCAGGAGCGGGAAGAACGTCAGCTCACGCATCGGTCACCTCATCGGGGGGACTGTCGCGGTCGTCGGGATCGCTGTCCCACCAGAGTCTCACGTCGAGGTGCAGGCCGCCGCGGCGGTGGCGCCAGACGGCGACGGCGATGGCCAGGGCGACGAGCCCGAGCGCGACCGCCGAGGCTCGGTCCACCGTTTCAGGTGCGCCCGCCGGCGGCGATCCACCACACGGGGAACCCGCCGTTGAGGGCGGCGCCGTTCGCGTCGAACCCGTGAGCCTGGAACTGGGTCGGTGTGACGGTCGGATAGGGGACGATCAGGATCGTGGCGCCGACGCCGCACACCACGACGACGGTCACCGGTTTGCTCGCGTCGAACGCGACGGGGAACGTGACGACCCCGCCGACCCCGGCGGTGAACGTGACGTTGGCGATGCCGTGTTGGATCATCGGCACGTTGAGCGCGTCGGCGACGGTCTTGCCCCAGGCCGAGGTGATCACGGTGTTGGGGGTGGGCACGACGATCTTGGCCACGGTGTTCTCCTATCGGTGATCCCACACGGACTGGTCCCAGACCGCCGAGTCCCACCGGCTGTAGCCCTGGACCTGCTCGCCGGGGGCGCACTTCAGGGTGACGGTCCACTGGTCGAGGGTGATGTTGTGGCCGATCCCGTCGACGGTGGCCAACACCTCGAGGACCTGGCCGAACCGGTAGCGGATGAGCTCGACCCGGGAGCCGAGGTCCACGGCGTGGGCGAGGGCGAACCAGCCGTCGTCGTCGGTGGCCACCCCGTCGATGGGGCTGACGGTGGTCTCGGCGTTGGAGAGGCGGGCGAGCATGAACCCGGCGACGGTCGCGGACCAGGCGTCGGTCTGGTGGATGAGGTCGGTTCGTTGCGTGGAGCGGACGCCGTGGCGGGTCACCGAGGCCGGGTCGGTGACGGTTGCCGCGGTGCCCCCGACCCGGGCGACGGACACGACGTTCTTGACCTGGTCGCGGTCGGTGGCGATCGTGAATTGGATGGGGCAGAGCCCGTCGGTGGCGGGGTCGTCGGTGAACGTGGCGACGGGTTCGGTGAACTCGGCGGCTTGCAGGCCGTTGGGGTCGACGTAGCGGATGACCCCGGCGGCGGTGCACCAGAACACCCCGCCATCGCTATCGGCGGTGAGCCAGGCTTCCTCGAGGGCGCCCTTGGCCAGGGTCGTGGCCTGCAGGGTGGTGACGCCGGGGTCGAGGTCGCGGTCGACCAGGTCGGGGACGGCGGCCTGGTTCATGATCCGGGTGAGGCGGGCGCCGGCGAGCTCGCCGCCACCCTGGCTCGCCTGCTCCAAGCCGTTCGCATCGCCCAAGAAGGACAGGGCGTCGGTGCAGGCGACCTGGACGGTGGATTCGCCGCCGTCGTCGGTCTCGGCCAACGTCCTGACGAACCCCGTATACAGGGGCCCGGCGTGGGTGGCGACCTGGACGGGGACGTCGGGGGCGAGGACGGGGCGGCCGAGGTCGGCACCGTTCACGTCGATGGTGTTCCACGGGGAGTACACGCCGGTGGGGTTGTCGAGCTGGAAGCTGGCGCGGGCGGGGGCGGCGTGGTCGAGGGGACCGTTGCGGCCCCGTTCGATGGACACCCCGGAACAGTCGCAGGAGGCGTCCACAAAGTTGTCGTAGTCGACGGCGTCCCACTGGTCCTGGTCCCACCGGGCGATATCCCAGACGTCGCGGGCGGTCGGGAGGGCGAGGGTGACGTGCACGAGGTCGGCGGCCAGGGCGGTCCCGGCGGCCGGCGGCGGGATCGTGGGCCAGGCGATCACCGGACCGCCACCGACAGGGTGCCCATGGGGGCCACATTGCGGGAGAACGAGGACACCTGGCGGGCGACGTCGTAGCCGTCGGAGCCGGGGGGCATGACGATCGTGAGCGCCCCGAACGTCTGGAACCTCGGGATGTCGGGGACCTCGACGCGGTTCCCGCCGATGCCCGGGATCCAGTCGGGGACGGTCCATTCGAGCTTGCCGATCGTGTTGTTCCAGAGGTCGGCGATCGCGTTGAACGCCGCCTTGAACGGTCTGGTGATGAGGTCGGCGATCCCGGCCAGGGCGGCGTTGATGAGCCCGCCGACCTTGTTGAACAGGTCGAGGACGAAGTCGATGCCGATCTGAGCGATGTGCTTCAGGGCGTCGAACGCGCCGCCCCAGTCCCCGGTGATCACGCTCGTGACGAATTTGATGACGGATCCGATCACGTCCATGGCGAACCGGACGATGCCCATGATGATGTCGAACGCGGTGCGGGCACCCTCGGTGATCTCGTCGCCCCACTCCAACCAGAACGCCCCGATCCACTCGATGACCCCGCCGATGAAGTCGGCGACGGCCTTGACGCCGGTCATGATCTCGTCGCCCCACTCGGCCCAGAACGCCTTGATCGTGTCGGCGATCCACGTGATGATCGCCACGACGATCCGGATTTTGGTGGCGATCTCGGTGACCCAGAGCTCGGCGATCCGCCCGACGATCGTCATGATCTCGTCGCCCCACTCATTCCAGAACGAGCTGATGTTGGTGAGGACCTCGGTGACCAGGTTCTGCAGGTCGGTGAGCGACGGGCCGATCTGTTCCATGATCCGGGGCCAGTTTTCTTCGACCCACGCGACCAGGGACTCGATGCCGGGTAGCACTTTTTCGGTGAAGAACGTCGAGAGGGTGCCGAGGACCGGGAGGAGTTTGGCGCCGATGGACTCCTTGAATTCGTCGAACCCGATCTGGGCTTTCTTCATCCCACCGGCGGAGGTGTTGGCGGCGGCCTCACCGGCGCCCTTGAACGTGTCGCGGGCTTTGGCCAGGGTCTCCTCGAGGGACAGGGCTTTCCCGTCGGCGTCCTCGGTCGCGATCCCCAATTTGGACAGCCCGCCGATGGAGCCGAGCTGGGCCTTGGCCAGGGCCTGGGTGACGGTGCCGAGGTCCTTGCCGGTACCGGCGGAGATGTCGGTGGCCAGGGCGAGGAGGTCCTGGGCTTTGGTCGTGTCGCCGGTGGCGGTGGCCAGGGTGGCGAGGGCGGGGCGGAGCTCGTCGTCCGCGACCGCGGCGGCTTTGGACAGGGTCTCGATGTAGGTCTCGGCGCCCGCGACAGCCTCGTCCGAGGCGCCGGCCGCCTGCCGTAGCTGTTGGGCGAGCTGGCTGGCGGCGGCCTCGTCCTCCATGGCGGACTGGGCGAGGTCCCACCCGACCATGGCGACCCCGGCGATGGCCGCGCCGGCGATGGCGGCGGGCCCGGCGAGCCCGGCCAGGCTCCCGCCCATGGACTTGCCGGTATCGGCGATGGATCGCTCGGCCTTGTCGGAGGCGCGTTCCAGGTCGGAGGAGTCGCCGGTGAATTTGACGGCGATGTCGCGGTCAGCCACCGGGCTCGTCCCCTCCCTTGCCCCACTTCGCGGCGAGGTCGTCGAGGGTGCGAATGTATTCGCGGCGCAACACCGGCAGCATGTGGCGGACGGTCGGCCAGAACCAGTAGCCGGACTTGCCGACCCACTCGGGGAACTGTTGGGTCTGAGGGCGGCGGCCGCCGCCGTGCTCGGACCCGAAGAAGATGTCCCCGGCGGTCACCCGGCGGTTCGACCGGGTGTTGGGCCGGACCCGTTTGGATCCGCCGGCGACGATCGTGGGCACCCTGTCCGAGCGGCGCTTCACGGTGGGGGCGACGAGCGCGGCCTGGGGGGAGGCGGAGCCGGCGGCGAGGATGAGGGCGGGGACGAGTTGGTCGGCGATCCCGCCGGCGGCCTGCCGCAACTCGCGGTTGGCTTCTTTGCCGTAGCGGTTGAACGCCCGCAACGTCTCGTTGAGCCCGGAGATTTGCACGTCGGCCTCGATGGCCCGGCCCGAGGTCATCGGCGTTTGTTCCGTTCGGCGCGGGCCCGGCGGGCGCGGTCATTCAAGAGGGCGGCGGCGGTGGCGATCACCTCGGGGGGTTCGTCCCACCAGTCCCGCGGCGCCGTCCCCGTCGCGAGCGCGAGCTCGATCACGGTTCGTTCGACGGTGCCGCGCCGGTAGGGCGCACGGGGTCGTCCTCGACGATCGACCAGTCCTCCACCCGGTCCGTGAACTCCTCGAGTGTCAGGGTGTTGTAGCCGTCGTGGTGGCGCAGCGCCTGGTGGGCGAACCGGAACAGGACCTCATAGGCGGTGGTGCCGCCGGCGGCGAGGTCGTCGTCGAGGGACCGCCCCGCCGGCATGGTGGCCCGGAGCTTGAGGACGTCGCCGGGCCGGTTCGTGACCCGCACTTTTGTGTCGTCCACGGTCAGCTCGAACGTGAACGACAGCGACATGGCGCGGGCCATCAGGCGGCCCGCTTCTTCTCGTACCCGACCGTACGGTCGTCCTCGTCCTCGTCGCCCTCGGGCCCGGCGGTGGTCGAGGTGGTGGTGCCGATCGGTGCGAAGACGGGTTCGCCGTCGAGGCCGAGGGAGACGGACGCCTCGGCTATCTCGCCGGCGGTGCCACCGAACGGGCCGGGCTTGAGCCGGACTTGCCCGGTGGCCTGGGTGTCCTCTAGTGGCCATTCGACGGTGAAGTCCGCCAGGGCCCCGGCGTTCTCGGACAGGAACAACGACAGACCCTGGGTGACGACGGGGGGGCCGGCGGATCCCTCGGTCCAGTTTTGGTCGTATTCCAGTTCGAGGACCCACGTGGTGGTGCCGGTGACGGTCTTCTGGCCGCACAGGCGTTTGCGGATCTCCTCGGGGGTGTCGGGGGTGAGGGTGGCGGCGGTGACGTCGCAGGACACGTCGACCGCGGTACCGGTCCCCGTGGGCACGGTGAGGGTCAGGGTGACGTCGTCGAAGTAGTTGCCCATGGGGGTCAGTCTCCCGGGTCGTATTCGAGGGTGAGCGGGAAGGTGGCGGCGAGCATCGGCACGTTCGCGATCTCGGTGGGGGCGACCTCGCCGAGCGGGCCGACCTGACCGATCCCCGCCGTGGTCAACGCCTGGCGGGCGCCGAGGTAGCCGGAGGCGATCGTGTCGAGGGTGGTGGCGAGGTCGAACCGGCCGCCCACCAACTGGACCGACCAGGTCACCTCGGGGCACCCGCCGATGCGGCGGTTGCCCCGCAACCACGGGTTCGCGGGGCGCAGGATCACGGCGGGCGTGGCAGTGACCTCGGCCGGGGCGGGTTGGCCGGCGGTGACCACCAGGGCGGCGGCCTCGAATCCCGAACGGATCACCTCCAACAGCTCGGCCGTGGTCACCAGGACCACCCGCCAGGGGGTGACATTCTCGGTAAAACTTTTGCGGCGAATGTCATGCGAATCCGAACGATGTGCGGTAGGGGGCGAGGTAGTGGTGCACGTGGGCGAGCAGGTCCTCCGGTAGGGCGGCGCCGGTGTAGGCGTCACCCCCGACGATCCCGCCCGGCGACGCCGGGTCGTGGAAGATACGGACCGCCAGGGCGGCGAGGCCGGCGATGACGTCGGGCCCGTCGGGGATGAGGCTGATCGGGTCGTACTCGGGGCCGTAGAGGTACTGGCGGGCCACGGCGACGGCGGCCGCCGACGCGGCGGTGCAACGCGTCGGCGGCGTTCCCGCGGTCGGGAAACCGAGCACGGACGCGACCATTCCGGCGACGGCCTCGGCGAGCTCGGCGTCCGTCACCGGTCGGACCGCTCCGAGGCGCGCTTGCGGCTACCGGCCGAGGCGTCGGCGGCGACGACGTTGGACAGCACGACGATGCCGGTGGGGATGAACGCGGCGAACGCGCCCATGCCCCAGATGGCCACGTCCTCGCCGAGCTTGGGGATGACGGGGGCGGCGACCACGAACGGGCCGTCCTCCATCCACGCGGCGGCGGAGCGGTTGGACACGATGGCGGTGCCGGGGGCGAGGTCGGCGGCGAGCGTGACCTTGAGCCCGGAGATGTTCACGTCGAGCGTCGAGGCGGTGGCGGTGCCCGGCACGTTCTGGGTCCCGTAGGGGGAGGCGACCATGGCGGGCATGGAACCGAACGCGAGGAACACGTCGGTGGCGGCGAGGACCCACGAGGCCGGCGAACCCGTCGCCGTCTGCACCATCGCGGATGCCTGGAACACGGCGGCCTTGAGCGCCGATCCGTCGGGGTCCGCCGCGGCGACGTCGTAGTCGACGGTCTGGTGGCCGGGCACCGCGGGGAGCACGTCGCCCACCACGTTGTCGGTGACGACCCCGTAGGCGGCGTTCAACACCCGCAGGTAGGCGTCGCGGTAGGCGGGCTGCGAGCGGCGGATGAGCTGCCAGGAGATGTCGCTGCCGCCGGCGTAGGTCTTGATGGGGACCGACGCTTTCAGGAACGACACCTTGACGGAGGTGACGTCGGCTTTTTCGGTGAGTTGCTCGCCGACCAGGGCGTGGAGGTCGCCGTTGAAATAGGGCCAGTCGACCTCCATGCCGGAGGGGGGGAGCGGGCGGGTGCCGATGGCGTTGATGACGGGGCGGCCCGTGTCGAGGATCCCGAAGATTTCGGAGAGCCAGGCGGGGGGGATGACCCCGGGGTTGTCGGTGGTGACCTGGTCGACGAACGCCCGGCCGACGGTGACCCGGTCGCGGTGGGACCGGTAGGCGTCACGGAACAACAACGGCAGCTCATCCGAGCTCGACGCCCGGGCGGCTTCGTAGAACTCGAACGGGCCGGTGTAGCGGGCGAGGGGGTGGGCGGCGGGGCGGGCGACACGGCCGAGGGCCCGCTGTACCTCGCGGGCGATCACGGCCCTCGCCGCCGTCGGCGCCCCGGGGGCCGGGACGACGGGGTTGCCGTTGTCGCCGTCGTCGCCGTTATCGTCGCCGTCGTCGTCCTCGTCGGGCTCTTCGTCGCCGTCGGGCTCGTCGGGGGCGGCACGAACCGCCAGGACCTCGGCCCCGGCGTAGGCGCCCCGGTGGGGGAGCGTCAACACCGCCACCCCGTCGAGGATCACGCCGGATCGGACGACGGACCCGATGGCGGGTTCGGCCTCGAACTCGACGGAGAACGTGGCGCCGACGGTGCGGGCCAGGGCCCGCAACTCCGCTGCGGCGGGGACATCGGCCAGGACGACGGTCCCGTAGAGGCCGTCGTCGCGGGATTCGGCGCCGTCGAGGCGGCCGACGAGGGGGCCGCGGGTGAGGCGCCCGCGGGCGTCGACGGAGTGACCGGAGTAGACGGGGATCACGGTCCCGGCCGGGGCGGTCATGCCGCCGCGGGCGAAGGACTCGACGTAGCGGCCGTTGCCGTCGTCGACCTCGGCCTGCACTTCCCAGGGCACGAGGCGCCCGGTGAGGGTGCCGGCGTCGTCGAGGTGCACGGGCTGCGCGGAGCGGCGGGCCAGGGTGGCGATAGGGGCGGCCTCGATGACCGAGCGGGACAGGATCTTGGGTCGGGCCATCGTGGCCTCCGGGGTTGGGTTAGGCGCCCGGGGGGGCGTCGGTGAGGGTGGTGGCCGCCGCGGGGACCGTGGCGGGGGTCGGTGGCGGGGGATCCTCCATGGGGTCGAGCCCTTCGAGGTCGCGGACCTCGTCGACGGTCATCCACGGTTGACCGGCGAGGATCCCCGTGTACGCCTCGATCCGCGCCGCGAAGTCGGCCCGGACCAGCTCGGTCGTGTCGAACCGGCAGGTCTGCCCGCGGGGGGTGAGGTCGTTGAACGCGGACTCGAACCGGTTCAGATAGGCGCCCAAACCGGTGGCCAACCACCGCCGGAACTCACCCTCCACGGTCGAGTACGTGAGCGAGTCCCCCGACGCGACGTTCACGAGCGAGGGCGGCATGAGGAACGCCCGGGCGATTTCGGCGTTGGCCGCGCCGATCGACTCCACGAGCTGGGCCTCGAGCGGCGATACGCCGAGGGGTCCGATGTCGCCGTCGGCGTCGATCACCCCCGGCTCGTGCCGGCCGCCGAGGGAGGTGATGAGGTCGGCCTTGATGCGTTGCGCCTGGCCGGGGTTGAGCCGTTGCTTGACCTTCACGACCAGGGACGGGTAGCCGGCTTCCCAGAACGACCCGGCCATGGTCCAGAGCTGGGTCAGGTAGGCGACGGCCCCGGCCGCGTCCTGTAGCGGGGAGGTGCCGAGGCTCGCTTTGCGTTCGACGTGGAACGGGACCCATATGGCCTCGAGGCCGGGGACCAGGTCGTGGCCGTTGTAGGTGACCGTGTCGAGGTCCCCGGTGACCGGGTCCCACGAGGCGGTCGCGTCGGCCGGATCCACGACCCGGACCGCCGCGGGGACCCCGGCGGCGTCGGTGTCGGTCACGATCAGCCAGGCGTAGCCGTAGCGGGTGAGGTTGTTGGCTAGCCGGTGGAACGTCAACCAGCGGGGTTCGAGCCGGTTCGGGCGGACCGTCAGCATCGGTTGGGTCGGGAGCGGCCGGCGGCCCCGGAGGGTGATGAGCGGGAGTTGGCCGATCGTGTCGGCGATCAGCCCTCGGCAGGCGACCACGACGGGGAGTTGCCAGGGGTCGAGCTCGGGGCCCCAGGTCCTGGCCGCGATGGCCTCGGTGATCGTGGCGGAGATGGCGGCGCCCGGGGCCACCTCCCCGGTACCGAGGAGGTGGCCTCCCGGCGGCGGTGCCGGCGGTACCGGTGGTGGCGGTAGAGGCGGCGGTGGGAAGGACCGGCCTCGGGTGAAGAGCGGCACCCTCCCGAGGGTGACGTAACCAGGAAGTCCCGTCCACCCGTCCGTGTGGCCCGCTCACGGGCCGCGGGGGTGGGACACGCCCGTTCACCCCCGCGACCCGTGTAACAGCGCCTCAGCGCCCTGTGACACTCACTGTTGTTACACAGTATCCATGTTGAACCATCGTTAGGTTATCACGGGGGGTGTGCGGGTGCGGTCCTGCAGGGTCCAGGCGGCGAGGGCGGCGGCGATGAGCGGCCCGGCCGAGGGCTCCCGGCGGTCCCACAGCCAGGCACCCCCGGCGCGTGTTTGTCTGGCGGCGGCGACCGCGGTGGTGAACCGGTCGTCGTCGCGGTGGGTCATGGCGCCGGCGAGGATCCGGTCGTGGGCGGCGCCACACGCGGCGGCAACGTCGCGGGTGTTGAGCGGGGCCGGCACAGTCGGCAGCTCGTCGAGGTCGCGGCGCAGAGCGGCCACCGGGCCGCCGGCGTCCCAGGTGACGGCGAGGGGGTGGTGGGCGTCGACGAGCTCGGCCAGGCGCTCGGTGACCCACGGGCCGTGGGGGCGGTCCTCGACGACCTCGACGGTCACGGCGCCGGTGGGGGTGTGACCGGCGGCGACGATCACGGACCGGTCGCGGTCGACGGTGGTCTCGACGGCGAACACCGGCCACCCGGTGAGGGTGGCGGCCGGATCCAACGAGGCGGCCCAGGCGTCCACGAGGGCCCGGTCGACGCGGGTCTCGGGCCAGATGCCCAGGTACTCGCAGGCGAACGTGTCGGGCCGCATGACCTGGTGGTCGGCCCGGAGGGCGTCGAGGAGCACGTGGTGGCCGAGGCCGGGGTGCGCGGCGTACCAGGTGGCCTCGTCGTCGAGGTCGGCGCCGTCTGGCGCGGCGAACTCCACATAGGCGGTGCCCGTGCCGGTGTCGGCGACCGCCGCGGCGCGGCCGAGGTCGCGCCAACGGATCAGCCACTCGGACGCGGCGTCGCCGGCGCTCGAGGCGATCCACACTTGGCCGCCGTCGCCGGTGGCCATGGTGGGGAACATCCCGGCCTCGACGGCCTCGCCCTGGCCGGCGTCGAACTCGCGGGCCTCATCCACCATGGCGAGGTTCGCGGCAAAGCTACGCATGGCATCGCCGTCCGGGGGCAGCAGCCGGAGGGTCGAGCCGACGCCGCGCCAACGGAACGATTCCGAGCCGTTGGCGCGGCGCACGCTCAGGTAGCGACCGAGCGGGCTCTCTTCGACCCAGGGGATCCAGTCGTCGCGCCACATTGCCGCCGCGGTCTCCCGGCGGTGCGAGGCGTAGAACGCCTTGCGGTGCCGGTGTGTGCGTCCGGCATCCAAACCCTCGGCGAGGAGAAGCAAACTTTTCCCGGCCCGTCGGGGCACGATGACGACGACCCGCTGGTAGGCGAGCCTCCCGGTGGCCGGGTCGACCTCACCGGCCACGTCCGCGAGGTGACGTTGCCACGGGATGAGCGGGCGGCCCAGGGCCCGGGCGATCTTGGCCACGCCCGGCCCGCGGGTCGCCCGTTCAGGTCGGCGCCTCGTCGCCCATCGCGGCGAGCAGCTCGTCGAGCGAGGGTCCGCCGTCGTCGCCGGGGTCATGACCGACCAGTGTGTCGAGGACCGCCGAGTAGCGGGCGATCAGCGTGGCGCGGGTGTAGCGGGATTCGTCGTCGTCGTGGCATGCCTCGTCGAGCTCGTCGGCGGCCACGCGGGCCAGGGCGACGAGGGCGGCGTCGACGGGTTCGAGGTGGCCGAGGTCGCGCATCGCCCGCAGCGTCTCGTCGAGTCCCCGGCGAACCCGGCCGGTTCGCCGGCGTCTGGAACCGATCCCGGGCAATCGGCCCTGATCAGAGGTCATTGCGTGTATTCCTGCATGCAATTTGTAACAGCGATTTAGGGTGTGCGGCTGAACCCGGAGAGAGAAGAACTAG